TTATTTCTTTTTCTTCTGCGAAGCGTTTGTTCTGGCTACGGTGGCTGCAAACAAGGTTTTCGCAGGGATGTACCCGCCAGTGTAAATGCTTTGCAGCTGAGCGGGGGCTGCCTGTGCAGCCTTGGCTGAATTGTCCACGTTATCGAATATCGATCCGCCTGTTGTGGCTTTTGCCTTGGGTTTGTTGCCGGACGAGGACGATCTTGTCTTGGAACCGTACAGCGCGTCGTACTCCTGCTGGGATAGCTGGAGCTGATACAGCTGCAAAGCCAGATTCGCGGCGTTTTGCTCTGCGGCGGTCTTGCGCTGATAATCCTGATCCTTCAGGGTGTTGACATAGGCAAGCACGTTGCTTTGGTTTTGCGTATCGTACCCCTGCAGCGATTCGGCCAGCTGCCTTGCAAGCGTGCTGCGCTGGCTTTCCAGATTGTTTACGTCATTGGTGCGGCTCTGCTGAAGCTCCGATTGGGCTTTATCTCCCGCAAGGTTCACGTTGGATAGCGTTGCGTTGTTGTAGCTGCTGCGCTGCATCCCGCGGCTCAACGCCTGCCGGTCGGCGGCGCTGTAGCTTTGGCGGGTGTTGGTGGCAACCGTACTGGCTTGTTTGGCATAGCTTTGATCCAGCGTCGCATACTGGTTTTTCAGCGCCGTATCGGTCGCGTCATAGCTCTGCTGCGCCGCCAGCTTTTTCGCCGCCAGTTCAGCGGCATATTGCTGCTCCGCCTGCGCTTTGATTTCGTCATCCGTTCGCACCGTATAGGTGGGATTTCCAAGTTGGGCGCGAAGTTCTGCAATGGTCATGGCAGATGTCCTCCTTTCGTTTCCTGAACAGGTCGGCACACACTGCGCACCTTTCGCTGCGTTGCGCCGTGTGCGTTGGGGGGATGCCTGTGGCGCGCGTTACCGGACGATTCCAAACGTCGCCACATAATCTCCGTCCGCCGTTTTATGCTTCCAATCGCACGCGAGATAGGCGTAGCGCGTCGCGCCGGAATACTCGGTCGTGTGTGTGATCCGTATGGTGTAGATCGCTCGGGTATTTTTGATGAATTTTCCTGTGGCATAGTCCAGCACGGAGCCTTTCACCTTGTAGCCAAATGTAAATTGAGTTGCGCCATCCCGCTTCCATGGCCCGAAAAGCAAGCGGAAGGTTTCCGTTCGCACGAGGTCGGCCAGATACGCGTTGCTCATGCGAAGGTTGATTCTCGCGCCTACATAGCGCATCACCGTTCCGGCTGTGAGCAACCGCCCGAACATGGCGCGTTCGCCCCACCCGCCTTCGCTGATGTCGCGGATGTGCGGGTTGCCGTTGGAAATATTCAGTTCAGCCGCGTACAGCAGAGCGGCGGTGTCGTTGGTTTCAAGGTAAGGGTACAGATAATCCCTGATGAGCGAACCCGCATCATTCTTTGATATCGCCGCGTCCATGACGCTCGCGGGAATGGCGATTTCCGCAAGCGATGCCGTGCAAAGGGATACAATCAGGAGCAGAATCAACCCAAAGTGAAACCGTTTCATGCGTTTCCTCCTTATGAAAGGAAAGCCGCCCTGCGGCTGGCAGGACGGCGGTGTTCGGTTACACAAGCGCAAAGTTACGGGGTCGTCAGCGCAGGGCTTTTGACGATGCCAAGCATCATCATAATGGGCAGAAGCGTGTCCGACAGCCCATTAAGATATGTACCAAGATCAACTCCAAACAGGTTCTTGACCGTATACGCCACAAGCGCAATGATGGCAGCCCATACCGTTTTGCTCTGGTACCACTGCATGCCTGTTTCCAGGCCGAGTTTCCCGCGCACGCCGGGATCATTGATGATGCCAAACGCAACGAGCACCGGCAGCAGAAAGGCCATATACGTCGCGAACGCGTCGCTCAAGTCAACGCCGGTGGCGTGATAGATCACATACCCCGCCAAGGCTGCGATGGATGTGTACAGCGCCCAACTCTGGAATACCGTTTTGTGGGACACAAACCAATTTTTAATTTTCAACATTCTAAAGCTCCCTCACTTTTCCGCCGGAATTTCCGGCAATGTTCTATTGGAGGATGACCGATAGCAGATACCCAAACCCCGCTGCAACCGCAAGCCCGATAATTTGGCTGATGAGCGCCTCCCAGCGCTTCGCGGGCTTCTGTTCAATAGCCGCGGTAACCTACCTTGCTTTTCTGCCGGAATTTCCGGCCTGTTCTATTGGAGAATGACCGATAGCAGATACCCAAACCCCGCCGCAACCGCCAGCCCGATAATTTGGCTGACGAGCGCCTCCCAGCGCTTCGCGGGCTTCTGTTCAATCGCCTCGACGCGGCAACCTACCTTGTCCACCTTGTCATCAAGGCCGGATACCTTTTCTCGCAGATTGTCCATTCCGTTTGCAATGCGTTCCACGGCGACCAGCAGCCGCCTTTGCTCTTTCTGCTCCGCTTCGACCGTTTCCAGCCGTTCGCAGCAGTTGCTCACCTTTTCCTCTACGCGGGAGAGCAGAGGCTTGATTTCACCGATTTCCCGGGTCAGCTCCTGAGTCGTCATGGTCTTACAGCTCCTTTGTTACAGCATTTTCAGCGCCCTTTCGGCGGGCGCTTCGTGGGGGGTCAGGGAAGATCGTTAAGCGCCTTGTTGATGGCCGCCCAAGTGGCTTGATCGCAGCTTACGGCTTGCTGCACGCCCTTGCGGTCTACCGGCGTGGGGATGCCGTGCGCTTCACGGAAAGCCTTGACCGCTTCGTGCGTTTCCGTACCGAAGTAGCCGTCCGTTTCCACGGTGTAGCCCAGCTTTGTGAGGCAGTCCTGCAGCACCGCCACGCCGTTGTAGTGGGATTTTGGCCGCCAGTAGTAGGTTGGCATGGAGTGCGCGTACACATAGCGCACCTCCTCGGCGGGTTCCTCCAGCCGAGCGGCTACGCGAAGCCGGAACTTGTCCATGCTGTCGCCAAAGCACGCCATAAGGCTGTCTGGATCGGCGTGGTTGCTCCCAAAGCCCGCGCGCGCGGCTTCCCTGTGCCCGGTAAGCCGCTTGGTGTAACCCACCTGCTCGAGGGGATTCCAGCCGTAGGTACGGCACCAGTGGGCAAACACGCGCTCCATCAGGGAGATGGCCTGCCAGTAGTAGGTTGCATCCTTGGTGCTTCCGCGGCATAGCTCCACCTGCAAATGCGCCCGCTGATCGGGGTGACTCTTCGTGCGGTCGTAATTGTACGATCCGCGTCTGCCGCCGCCAACGCCCCAGCAGGGCAGATACAGCGGCAGCACCTGCGCAAACGCGATTTCCCCGTTGATGTCCCTGCCGATAAATCCATGCACCTGCTTGCGCAGCGCGGCGCGGTTCCAGTGGTTGGCGTACCGGTTGCGCCCAAGCAGTTCCGGCGCGTCCACAAATCGGCACAGGTTGGGGTTGTTGGAAGCGGTTTCGTGCGCCAGCGGCCCCATCGGGGTACAGGGATGTCCGCTACTCAGGCAGCGGTTGAAGCCCTGATAAGCCAAAATGATCGTAAGCATTGGGTTTCCCTCCAATCAAAAAGCGAGCCTATTGGCCCGCCTGTTTATCCTTGATTTCAGTATGGACGATATCCCTGTCCGCCGCGCTGATCAGCCCCAACGAGCACAGCCGCGTCGTTTGATCGGCAAGCCCATCCGTTCGCCCGCCCGCGATCAGCAGGCGCAGCACCTCCATGTTGGTCACTTGCTCACCCCCGCTTCGGCCAGCGCAATTTGCAAATCGATCACCTGCTCGGCTAGCGTGCAGGCTTGATTGGTGAGCGCTGAGATAGATGCCTCGGCGGCTTGCATGGGGGTGAGAAGCACAACGCCATCGCGGATAAATACACCATCGGAGTAGGTGTCGCCAATGCCTGCTGGCACATCATTAAATGGTACAGCATTGAGAAACTCCTTGGTATTAATTGCATTGAGCCATATGATATTGGAGACAATGCAGTTTTCAATGACTGCTTAATTCATTGTAAACACTCCTTAACGATGACTGCGAATAACAACAATTCCGCTGCCACCGGCATGGTTTTGTCCACCGCCGCCACCTAAGTTCGTTGTTCCGTTACTACCACCATTACCACTTGAAGATCCTTGCCCACCACCGCCAGCGCCACCAGAATATCCCATATACCCACCACCACCACCAGAATATAGGGTACCGGACGCACTTCCAAATTCTTTTGTTGTTGTTCCTTGCCCAGCCCCACCATAGTTTGTTCCATTAGTGCTTCCGCTTCCGCCATTTGTGCCGCCGGAGGCTTGACTTCCACCACCACCACTTCCCCCAGCCCCACCATTGTTTGCGGGCGCTCCATCTCCTCCCGCAATAGAAAACCCTAAAGCGGTAGTCGTGCCGCCGGAACTTGCTATTGCTCCGCCAGCCCCTACAACAATTTGATACTCCACACTGCCTTGTACCGATCTATTAAGGCTTGTTAATGTCCTTCCGCCGCCGCCGCCGCCACCACCAGTACCTTGAAGTCCACCACCACCACCACCGCCTACAAGGAACACGTCTACTGATGTGGTTGGTTCGTTTAGAAACCGAAGCATCCCGCTTGTAAGAAGCTTAATAGTCCATGCTCCGCTCCCATCATCTACAAATACCATAGACCCTGTATAAGTAATGTCGGTAGATGGAGTCCACGGATTTGAAACCAGTACCCATGATGATGAAAAGTAATACGCAAACAGTGGTACCCATGTAGCACCGATATACTGCTTAATGCGCAGCACATTAACATTGATGGCGTTGGACTTGATCAGGTTGACAACGTTAGCGCTCACAGCGTCCGTCTGTACCCAAATATCCCCTGCCATTGGGTTTGTTGGTTGAGCAGTTGCAAACGTCCAGTTGAGGATAGCGGTTGCCGTGTTCACCCAGATCAGCCCTGAAACCCCAGTCGGCTGCACGGTGCCGCCAACAATTTTAATAGCCAGTTCTTTGGCGCCGCCGCTCATGTTGAAAATCATGGTATCCCTCCTTACGGGTCCAGCACGATCACATTCACGGTGACCGTGGCGGCGGGAACGCTCGTTACCGTGAAGGTCAGCGACCCCGCCGCCTGTGCCGAGACATAAGCTCCGCAGTCCTCATAGGCGGTTTTGCTCGCCGGAGCCGGACTTGCGATGATGATGTTGTCCGCTTTTGCCGCCGCGAGGGGTACTGCGATCGTATACGGGTAGGCGCCGCTGTATCCGCCGGTGGGCAGTGTCACGGTGCCTGTGGTGGCTTTGGCTGCCGCCAGATTGCTGCGCCCGACGGTCTTTTGGGCATCGTTGAGCGACTGTGCCGTATACCGCACTGGGTACAGCTCATCAATCAGCGTTTTCAGGGCAAGCCCCTGCCGCGCGTCCAGCGAAAAACCGGAGGCGGATTTGTCAAGGGCGTTGTAAATGGACGCCACCTGCGCACCCGCAGCGATGGCGGCTAATTCCGCTATCAGCCGCTTCACCCAATCCGGCCGCGCTTCCTCATCCAGCGCGCTGCCATCCTCCAGACTGCGCTCAATGCGGGACAGGAATACGCAGGTTTTACACACCTGCTCCGCCTGCACCAGCGTCACCATAAGTCGGATCAACCCCGCAACGGCCGTATCGGTTTGGGTCAGGCAGTATTCGAGCTTCCCGTTTTCATCCAAAGCCGCCCCCAGCAGCGCGACATACGGGCTGTCGTCCCCGTAACGCAGGATGCTGATGTTGTAGGTCGCCGTTGGCCATAGTGCCTGAAAGCCGGAGCCGTCCAGCACCAGCTTTGTTGCCCCATGCTCCCCCTGCCGCCCCAGCGAAGCGGCGATTGCCTCCGTGGTTAAATCCACCTCGATTGTTCTGACAACTACCAAGCCTGTCACCGTCCTTCTTGATCCAGGGTTCCGTAACCGCCGGATGCATTGAAATTAAACCTCCTGCAGGTACACGGTTGCGACCATGCCGGTGCCCACGTCGCAGGCGGCGGAGTTGGAGGGCCATGAACCATAACTGCCGCTGGTGTCATAGTAGCGACCCGCCAGCAGCACATTGCCTGCCGAGAGATAGTCCAGCCCGCCCGCGTTGCCCCAAAGGCTGGTGTTGAGTGCGCCTGCGCTGGTGTAAAGGGCGCACGTGCCGCATGGGGACGGGAACTGCACCGCGCGCGTAATCCCCAGCAGCGTTTTGATCGCGGCTACCGATACGCCCATGGTGAAATCCGTGCTGCTGCGCGTCGCTATATTGCCAATTACCTTGGCCTCCAGATCGATGCGCCAAAGCCCCCCCGCGTACCGGAGGCCGCAGACAAAGCCATACAGCCCGTATCCGGACGGAGTGCCGATCAGCCCATACCCCTTTGCCATCTGTACAGGCGCGCCCTGTGGAAAAACGGATATCATAGGTTCACCTCCCCTGCCAGGTAATCGTTACCGGAAGATCGACCGCCGGTTTCAGCCCGTAAGCCGTATAGGTGACGGTATTTTCGCCCTGCGCGGCCGTACGGATGCGCGCGTCGCTTGCCGCCAGCGCCTGAACCTCGGTCGCCGTATTGGCCAGCACGGATACTGTGCCCTTGAGCGTCGCCTTCATGCCCGTTACGGTCACGGTCTGCGTGTAGGGCGCCAATGCGCCGACCCAGCCGGAGGCGGACAGCGTCGCCACCGTTTCCGTCGATAGGGCATACGCCGCGTCCAGCGCCGCTTTCAGATTCGTCAGTGCCGCCAGATCAACGGTTCCGCTGGTCAGCACATCCAATACGGCCGCGGCAAAGCCCGATACCTGCCCGGCGGGAACGTTTGCCTCGGCAATCAGCCGCGCGACCACCGTGTTCAAATCCTTCACCTGGCTGGAAACGAAGCTCGCGCTCGTGATCAGCGACATCGCGGTGCTCTTGGCCAGATCCTCCACGCGCAGGCGGCCTTTCCACGCAAAGATGATGTCAAACAGATCGGTCAGGCGGGTGACGAGCTTGCGCTCGCTGTCGCTCCAGTTGTCGGGTACGGGCAAAGGCTCGTATTGAAAATTGATGTTGGCCATGGGGTTCTCTTTCCTCCATACTGCGAATGAATCGTCCTTCTTGCCACTTTCGATTGCAGTTTTAGCGAAATATGCGATTGAAAAATTAAATTGAACACTTTCAATCGCATATTAATTGATTTATGAATTTGATTATGCTACAATGAGCTACCTACTTACAGAATTCGAATTTCCGTGTGTTGAAAAGAAAGAGGCGGCTTCCATGCGTTATGAAAGCTTAAAGAAGCTCTACTATCTGGACAGAGCGAGCTATGAACAGGAGTATCAATCCCGCATCCATGGCGTTTCCTCGACGGTTTTGGATTTTAACATCGGCGATTCTCCGGCGTTTTATGTATCAACGGAAGAGATGTCTCGCCTGATCTACCAAATTCTGTCGCTGGATAAAAAGGTGAGCCAGACCCGAAGCCTGCTGCCCACGCAGGCTATCCAACAGTACTATCACCGGTCCATGATCGAGGAAGTTTTCCAGACGCTGGACATTGAAAAGGTTTACAGCACCCGCAAAGAAATCGCCGATACCTATCGGGAGCGGAAAGAAGACAAGCTGCTGGGCATGATCACGAAATACGGCGCCCTGTTTCGCACAGAGAACATTCCGCTGAAGACTTGCGCGGATGTCCGGGCGCTGTACGATGAAATCTGCTTGCCCGAGGTTGCCAGGGAGAGTGCTGATAACGCACCGGACGGGCAGTACTTCCGCAAAAATCCTGTTAACGTCTACACCAAAACCGATCAGATCATCCACAGTGGCTTGTTTCCCGAAAGCAAAATCATCGACGCCATGGAAAGAGCTTTGCGCTTTCTTCAGGATGATGCGGTGGATATGCTCAAGCGAATCGCCGCGTTTCACTACATGCTTGGCTATATCCATCCCTTTTATGACGGCAATGGTCGATTGGCTCGGTTCATCAGCAGCTATCTGCTTTCAAGGGAGCTTGACACCCTGATTGGCGTGCGGCTGTCCTACACCATCAATATGGGCAAGAATCAGTATTACAGGATGTTTAAGGAAACGAACGATCCCAAGAACAGGGGCGACCTGACCCCTTTCATACTGGGCTTTTTGGAAATATTACTCACGTCCTATACAAACCTGTACGAAGCTTTGCAGGGAAAAGAACATGCTTTGCGAACCTATACAGGCATCATTGATCAACGATTCAAGGATAAAAAGCAAGCCGCCATCGCTTTTTTACTGATGCAGGTGTCGCTGTTCGGGGCGGAAGGCTTGACCCTGAAGGAAATCGTTGAACATAGTGATGTTGGCTATCCAACGGTAGACAAGTTCCTGAAGGCTGAAGGTTGTCAAACCATGGTGTACTGTAAAAAGGATGGAAAGCGGAAGCTTTATTCCTTAAACCTTTCGTGGCTGGATCAGCAGATGGCCGAAACGGAAAAGCCTTCCCTGCCCGCACCGATGTGAACCCTGCGGCGGCTAGTCCGAATCTAGCTCCATATCAATCTGGATGCCGCCCATCAGCCGCCACGCCTGCCGGTCGTCACAGTCCAGCTCCAGGCGGAACTGCCGCCCGTGGGCGTTGAGGGCGATCCGTTTCATTTTACCGGGCTGCAACTGAACCAGCCTGGTTTTCAGCTTGTTTTCCGTGCGAATGCCAAGCTGCAGGGTAAGTTCGGTCACGCTTTCCACACACAGGTAAACCGTGAAGCCGCTTTTCAGCACGTTTTTCGCACCGAGATCCTGCCAGCCCGAGATCCATTTCAGGGGCAGGGAGCCGCCCCCGCGCATTTCAAACACGCGCCCGGGCGTTTCGTCGCTGGTGAACAGCAGGCGTTCCTCCACAGGCAGAAAGCTTTTGACATTGACGCCGACCCGAACGTTGAACCAGCCTTCGGTGATGCTGTGCTCCAGAATTCGGTTGTTATGGGTGCTGTTTCCCGCAGGGAAAGCAAGGCAGTAGACGCCGTCCCGGTCGGCGGCACAGCTCTTTTGCACAGCGTTGCGGTTGAGGGTGGACATCAGGGTGGTGATCGCGCTTTGCCGGTAGGCGGCCACGTCCGTACCATCGTAGCGGAGGATGCCGCTGTGCCCCAGCATGAAGGCGTAATCCCCTTTGATGGCGATGGTGTTTTCGCACACCGTGCCGCCGCCAAACTGTTCTTTGAGGATGTAGCTGCCGGGATCGGTGCCCAGTACGCGCCAGATGCGCTCCTTCTTGAACGCCAATAGGTAGCTGCCGTAGGGCTTGAGCGCGATGAAGCTGTCGCCGTCCCAGGAGGGTTGCATGATCTCGCCGCCTCCATCCTCGGGGATTTCACTGTTTTGCGCCCAGTTGAAGGGGTTGTAGGGCGCGCTGTACACCAGCTTGTCGGGATCGCCGGTGATGCCGCTGCCCCAGATCCGTTCGCTGTGGCGGGCGAGAATGCCGAATTTGTACGGGGTGGTCACCGTTTGCACGTGCAGATCGTTCCCGTACAGGCACTGCATCCCATCCGCCGCGCTCGTAAACAGGAGCACGTCCACCGGCGCGTCGCTGCCTTCGGGGTTGACCTCATAGGTCACAAAATCCACATTGCTGTCCGTTAGCCCCGTCCGTTGCTGCGCCCAGGTGCCGACTGTATCCGAAAGCAGGCGGGTGTAAACGCAGCCGTTATCGCATACGGCCACGAGCACATCGCGCTCTGCCTGTGCGGTGTGGTAGCGGCGGTGCAGGCGCATGAGTGTGCCAATCGGGGAGGGAAGGCTGCCCGGCAGGGCGGTGCAGGCCGTCATGGGTTTGAGCCCGCCGCCGGTGGTATCGCAGTTCTCGGCCTCCACGGCATAGTGGGAGGCAAGGTTGCAGCCATCGCCGCTTTGCATGAGGCCGGCAAAGGTGGAAAGGGTTACGGTTTGGGTAGGCAT